ATCAAGTTATTGATCCTGCATTGAATGATGGAACTGCAGATGCAAAAGTTGCAAAAAATGGATTAGATGATTTCTCAGAATATCAATTTACAGTAAATGATTTAGAAGAATTTAATGGATTTACAATTAAGATAGTGATGTCATCAACAAATGAATGCGTTCCTGTTAGATTAAAAGACTTTAGAGCAATTGCATTAGCGTAATGAAAACTTTTCAACAATTTATATCACTATGTGAAGGTGGTTTAGCAAGGCAATTAAGCAAGGCTAAAGATAAAGATACTGGTCACATCTCTGCAGATCGTGGATCTGATGAAGGTGAGAATCGTAAGAAGAGAAAAGGTCTTGAAAAGGATCTAAAGAAAAAGGGTATTGGTTATAAGAAAACAACTGGTAAGTATAAGTATGATGATGGATCTGATGCTAGTGAAGTTTCATACTCTACTTCTAAACCAGAAGGTATGTCAAAACGTAAGT